TCCGCTCCACCTTTCAGGATTTGTTATGATTGACCTTGAATCCATTCTCGCTGAATGGAAAGAAGATTCGCAGATTGCGAAACATCAACTTGACGAGACTTCGCGTGTGACCCCATCGTTACATGCGAAGTATCTTGAATACCTATCTCTGACCAAGCTCCGTCTCAAGAAGGCGGAGTTTGACCAGAAGACTCTCCTCAAGGATAAGTATCTCTACTACGAAGGCAAGATGTCTCAGGCAGACATTGAGTCTCGTGGATGGGCATACGATCCCTATGATGGTCTGAGTGCCACCACCAAGAACTTCAAGGAGTACTACTACGAGTCTGATGCAGAGATCCAAGACTCTGAAATGAAGATTCAGTACCTTAAAACTATTATAGATACACTTGAACAGATAGTTAATAACCTAAACTGGCGTCATCAGACAATCGGTAACATGATCAGATGGAGGCAGTTCGAGGCAGGGGCATAGAATGAAGTGGTTTGATGAAGTAAAGAAAACTTTCCAAGTCAACCAAGTATATCAGTCACGCTGGGTATGGTATCATACCATCCTTGCGATTGAAATCTTCATGACTAACATCTTACTGATCCTCATTCTGTTTAAGTTGTGAGTCTACCCAATACCATCACGGTTGGTCTTAAAGACCATTCGATGATGTTGGTTGATTGTAACCAGCATCAACTCCAAGAGCTGCGTGACTACTTCTCATTTTATGTCCCAGGCCATAAGTTCATGCCTGCTTTCAAATCAAGAAAGTGGGATGGTAAAATCAAACTGTTCAATCAGATCACCCGTGAACTAAACGCTGGTCTGTATGAACATCTCAAGAAGTTCTGTTCTGATCGTATGTACCCTCTCCAGTTACAGGAGACCGCATACGGACACCCTGCACAGACTAATCATGTCGCACATCAGAATCTAATTAAGTTTCAGAGTGAACTGAATCTACCCTTTGATCTACGCGACTACCAGTACGATGCTGTCACCCACGGTATAGAGAAGAAACGAGCCGTCCTGTTGTCCCCTACAGGTAGCGGTAAGTCGTTTATCATCTACAACCTACTACGATGGTATCTTGACTGCGTAACAAACTTTGTGGACAACTTCGATAAACAGGTTCTTATTGTTGTTCCGACAACAAGTCTGGTAGAACAGATGTACAAAGACTTTGAAGACTATGGATATGATGTCAAGGAGTATGTACATCGCATCTACAGTGGTAAGGACAAGAACACGATCAAGCCCGTCATCATCTCCACGTGGCAGTCTATCTACAAGTTTCCGAAGGAATGGTTTGAGAACATGGGTTGCGTATTCGGAGACGAAGTCCATTTATTCAAGGCAAAGTCTCTGTCTGGTATCATGAACAAGTGCGTCAATGCTGAGTATCGTTTCGGTACTACGGGCACACTGGATGGTACAGAGACAAACAAACTGGTACTGGAGGGACTCTTCGGGCCTGTGCGTCGAGTGACCATGACCAAGGACTTACAGGAGAAGGGCACACTTGCGAAGATTGACATCTCTATCCTACTGTTGCGTTATCACAACGATGTATGCCATATGCTCAAGGACGCAACCTATCAGGAAGAGATCGACTACATTGTGACCAACGAGAAACGCAACAGGTTGATAAGTAACCTTGCGTTAGACCAGACAGGCAACTCTCTGGTCTTGTTTCAGTTTGTGGAGAAACACGGTAAACCCCTGTACGACATGATCAAGAACAAGGCGGGTGACCGCCCCGTGTATTATGTGTCGGGAGAAGTAGAGGCATCAGACCGCGAACAGATCCGTGGTATCGTAGAGGGACAAAAGAATGCAATCATTGTTGCTTCATTGGGAACATTTTCTACTGGGATTAATATTAGGAACTTGCATAACATTATTTTTGCTAGCCCTTCCAAGTCTCAAGTCAAGGTTCTTCAATCAATCGGAAGAGGACTGAGAAAGTCTGACGATGGGTCAGTGACAAAACTCTATGATATTGCGGATGATCTGCACATACGGAAGCATAAAAACTTCACGCTGCGACACAGCGCTGAACGAATCAAGATATATACTAAGGAGCAGTTTCCCTACAAGATACATCAAATTGATTTGAAATGAATATATCATTGACAGAGAAGAAACCGCACGGACTATTACTGGGCGGTTTCAGTTGTCCCACCGGAAACAACTCCCATGACCAACTCTTTGGCCTTAGATCCGAAATGGACAAAGGAGGACAAAGAGGCATACACTGGTCTGAACAATACGCTGCAGCCCTGAACCGCGATGGATATGATAACCTATTGGTGCAGGGTTTGTTCTATGGATTAGAACCCTACCGCAGTTTTGGAAACCACAGAATCGCAACACACATCCGCAAACGTGGATGGGATGTTGAGTGTATCGATTACGGTATACTATTCACTCATGACGAACTCATATACCTGATAGATCAAAGAATAACCGAAGACACTCTGTTTGTCGGATTCAGTATGATGTTTACGACCACGGCAACAGATAGACTGTTGTGGGTCACCGATCACATCAGAGAAAAATATCCATGGGTTACAATCGTGGCTGGTGGTCAGAAGACATGGACGGTGACTTGTGTCGAGGCAGACTACTACATCACGGGTAATGGTGAGTTTGCCATGGACGCACTACTCGACCATCTTTATCGTGGTGCCCCCGAACCCGTAGCACACAAGACATTGAATAACGGTGGTAAACTAATTACCGCCTATAAAAGTTATCCCTGTTTCCCCAAGAGAGACGCCAATATCTCGTTTGAAGAACGAGACTTTATCCAACCCAACGAGACGATCAACATTGAGTTTGCTCGTGGATGTATCTTCGCGTGTAAGTATTGTTCCTTCCCATTGACTGGTATGAAAGAAGACACCACCCGTGACGAGGATAGCATACACCAAGAGATGTTGGAGCACTATGAGAAGTGGGGTATAACTAACTACTATGTCACCGACGATACCATAAACGACTCCAAGGACAAGATTGCCACTATCGCACGGGCGTGTCGTAGATTGCCATTTCAAACACAGTTCGCTGGGTATGTCAGGGCTGACCTTTTGATCACGCACGGTAAAGAGACTTGGCAAGACATGTGTGACATGGGACTGACCATACACCACTACGGTGTCGAGACCTTCAACCACAAGGCTGGCAAGACCGTGGGCAAGGGTATGAAACCTGAAATTCAGAAGAAGGGTCTATTGGAGGTGAAGGAGTTCTTCAACGAACACTCTCCTAACTTCTATGCCGCGACCATCAGCATGATTGCGGGTCTACCTTTTGAGACCTTTGAATCACTAGATGCGTCTAAGAAGTGGATGAACGAGAACTGGTCAGAACACATAGTTCACTTCTTACCTTTAGCATTAGGTAAACCCGACGATGAACAGGCAGACGAAACCGACTGGAAGGTCTATAATAACTTCATGAGTTATGGGTACACCTATTCATACGATGTTCCTTACATTGAAAATGATGATGTCCGGTCTCAGGTAGAGATAATGATCAAGGAGAAGGCTCACAACAAAAACCGCGAGAACAACAAGTGGAACTTCTGGGTTCATCCAAGTGGTGATTACGACTTTATAGATATGATAGACTGGGTGCGTGAGTATTCTATGGAACGAGTTGAAAATAAGATGATGCCTGCTGGGTGTTGGCAAACCAACTTTGTTCATGCCGAGACTTGGGAAGATCCCAGACAAGGCTCTCTATACTACAAAACAGGTTACAAAGATATGCCTTATAAAGGCATGATAAATATCATAAGAACCTATAAACGAAAGAAGTTGAGACATGACTAAAGAGTTGGAGTACAGGCAGTTTAAGTTATCTTCCGGCGAAGAGATCGTGTGTGAAGTCATGGAGTGGAATGACGAGGCAGATGTCGAGATTCTTGTACGAAAGGCTATGCGTTTGACTCTGATGGAGATGGGTGATGGAACAAAATTCTACTCATTCCGCCCTTGGATGGTATATCAAGAACACCCCGAAGATATTCTAATCCTCAATATCAATAGTGTGGTCGGTATTGGGTTTCCGCCGGACAGTCTGTTAAAACAATATCATGAAGCCGTGAATGAAATGGCGAGTATGAATGAAACAAGGGAACAGGAGTTTGCTGAGAGCGTGAAGAGCGTGAATGAATCCGCCGATAAGATTGAACGCTACTTAAATATTATGGACAGCGGGAGTAATGTGATCGACATGTTCGATCCTAAAAAACTACACTAATGAAAACGATGAATGCGAAAGACTATGTCTTTTCTACCACATTAGATATTGAAGCACTGAATATCAGGATGATTGACCGCATTGATGGGCTGTTGGATAAACAGGACTATGCAATGAAGTTCAATCTAGATGGTGAGGTGACAAACCCAAACCTATTGAACTATCCTGAGTTTCAGGAGTTTTCGGTCTACGTAGAGGAGTTCGCACGGGAATCCTCCGTAAAAAGAAATTATGATCATCCCCATCACTCACGACGAGTAGAGTATGATGTCTGGTATGATATGTACATCAAGTCTCAGAGAGTCGGAGGTCTGTGGGCCGCACGATACAAGAGTGGTCAGGGTGGTGGTGAACACGATCACTGGCCATGCACTTGGGCATTCACCTATTA